AGGACATGCTAATAGAGTGTTAATAGCAGATGACTTGGTTGCAACTGGCGGCAGTATGTTGGCAACCAAACGTTTGATCGAACAAGCAGAAGCCCGTGTAATTGGTTTTACTAGTATTATAAACTTGGCGTACCTTAATACAGATGACATGAAAAGTCAATTGCATATAACACAAGAGGAGATAACAAAATGACTGATGTAAAAGCTCGCATGCGAGAATTATGCAAGCCAATAGAACAACAGATTATGATGTGTGATAGCAGAGAAGATATACTGATGATGGCGTGTGCAATGCTACAACATGTAAAAACCATGATGGATTCACAGATCGGTGTCGAAGGAAGAAAACAAATCTTAGAGGAGGCAAACAATGACTAATAAATTCGACTGGGCAAGGATGTACAAGGACGAAGAACATCTCGAAAGAGAAGCACAAAGTTGTGTTGAGCATGCTATCAGCACACACTTTGATATAGAAGATATCGATGAATTGACTCAAGAGCAATGGGACGAGATCATGGCGTGGAGAGAAGAAAACGTCAGTGAATATTCACCTATGTATGGCGGCTTTGCTGATGTTTATAACATGTGGGAAATGAACCAAGAATGAAATATTGCATTGTCTATGAACCAAGAGTACAAGATCCAATAACAGTTGCTGAATTTGATTCACAAGAGCAAGCAAAAGTTTACATGAAAGACTTGGAATCTAAACGTCCTCAAACTTATAAATTTTGCCAAATTGTAGAAAAAGGTTGACATAATTCTTTTCCTGTGTTATTGTAAAGTATAATAACAAAAAGGAAAAATATGTTTACAATACAAACTGAAAGATTAGCAATTGAACACTACGTTAGCAAGAATAACGTAGACGATTTTGTATATGAAGATGCAGTAGGTATCGAAGCATTAGACTACTACTTAACCATGCATGATTCAGTAATGCTAGAGTTCATATGTGCTTATTTGGACCAACAAAACGGTATAGCAACACCGTATCCAAAGTTGCCGATGTTAATATAGATAGAAAGATGAAAATGAGATATAACAAATACGAAAAAACAATACTTACAGACTGTGATGGTGTACTACTAGATTGGGAGTGGGCATTTAATTGTTGGATGATACAACATGGATTTGAGACCACAGAAGGATACCAGTTCAAATATGATATGGCTGAACGTTACGGTATCACAAAAGAACAAGTTAAAAAACTAATAAAACAGTTTAATGAAAGTGCCGCAATAGGCTTTCTTCCAGTGCTCAGAGATGCTATGTACTGGGTTAAAAGACTACATGAACAACATGGTTATACTTTTATTTGTATAACAAGTTTGAGTTTAGATGAAAATGCATACAAACTAAGAGAAATGAATCTGCAAAAGATGTTTGGTAAAACTGCATTTAGCAAACTTGTGTGTTTGGATACAGGTGCAGACAAAGATGAAGCACTCAGCAAGTATGCAGGTTCAAACTGTTACTGGTTAGAAGACAAACCAGAAAATGCAACTGCTGGTTTGAGATTTGGACTACGTCCAATACTAATGGAGCATGGACACAACATGAATGCAGATGTTGACTATCCAATTGTTAAAAATTGGTTGGAAGTTTATAAGCAAATTACCCAAATGTAATAAAACTGTAACATTTATAGGCTTAAATAGAGTTTGTAAAAGGAACTATAAATGAACAAACTTATTAAAAAGGTATGTAGGATGGACTTAGGCAATCCCATAATGACGGCTCTTGTTGGACTGGTAGTATTTTATATAGGGCTGAAAATGTTCTCAGGTGGTATGAAGTCTATGGGTAACTTGGAACACTTAAACTTCTTTTTAGGCAATCCAATCTATATGTTTCTAGGTGGTATTGTAATGACACTGCTTTGGCAAAGTTCAAGTTTAAGTACAACGGCAATAATTGCACTGGTGGCCTCAGGGGCACTGCCTCTGCCTGCAGCCATAGCGGCAGTGTTAGGCGCAAACATTGGAACTACCGGCACCATTTGGTTAGCCGGTTTTTTTGTGAGCGATGGCATGCCCAAAGGCGATACACTTCGAATAGCACTTGCACACACTGGTGCTAACACATTTATGGCTATAATGTTGTTGCCATGGGTACATCATATAGCAAGATTTTTAGGTAAGTTTTAGGAGGTAAGATATGCATTGGTTAGAAAAAATATTACAAAGATGGTTCAAGCCACAACCAACTGTACAATATTTGTCAGGAAAAGGCAAACTATTATAAATAACTCGATGAACAAGTAACGTCCAATTTTTTTTTGGGCAAATTTTTTTTAGGTAAAAAAAGGAAAAGCAATGACGCAACTAATAGACCCAAGCAAATTCACTTCCACAGTTGGCCTTTTAAGGTCATTTTTTTTGGAAAAAGGTTTTCTTGAAGTACACACACAAAACAGATTGAGCATACTAGCCGCATGTGAAGATCCATTCAACGTAGCAACATACAATTACGCAGGCCAAGTATGGCCACTACCGCAAACCGGCCAGATGTGGTTGGAACATGAATTATTAAGTAGCCCCGACAGTAAGGGGTTTTTTTGTGTCTCCACTTCCTATAGACAAGAGCCTAATGCAATACCAGGCAGACATGATATAATATTTCCAATGTTTGAATTTGAAATGCCAGGCAGTGTAGATGATTTAAAATCCATGGAGTATGAACTATGTGAATACTTAGGATTTGGTAATATTACAGAAAAGACCTATGCTGAATGGCAACAACATTTTGGACTAGGTGCTGATACAGAAATGGAAGCAGAACACGAACTTAAGATGGAAGAAGAGTTTGGCCAAACACTTATTACAAACTTCCCTGAACTAACATCACCTTTTTGGAACATGGCCAGAAACGATGACGGAAATACTGCAAAGAAGATGGACGTTATACTAGGTGGTATGGAAACTATTGGATCAGCAGAACGTTCATGTGATGTTGATATGATGCGTGATACATTCCATAGTATTACAGATGGTGCTTATAGTAAACTACTATTCAAGTTGTTTGGCAAGGAAAGAGTCGAAGCAGAACTAGAAAAGTTTTTAGAGTTTGACTTCTTTCAAAGAGTAGGCGGAGGCATAGGTGTGACACGTATGATTCCTGCACTAGAAAAGATCAACAAAGTATAAGAATACTCTGGGATGGTGAAATTGGTAAACACGTACGGCTGTTAACCGTATGGTTGAATGTACTGCAATATATTTAACCTTGGAGGTTCGAATCCTTCTCCCAGAGCCAATTTTTAAGTTGCGTAGATCTCCAATACTGTGTCAATAATAGGATGTCTTTGTATATCCTGATTGCTCATGTAACAAACGGCTAGTCCACTGCGAGCAGTTTCTAGTCTTTTGCATAAATCAATTAAACCGTTATTGTGTACGGTTCTATCCGTTTGTTCAACGTCTCCTGTGATTACTATTTTTGAATTTTTGCCTATTCTTGTCATTAGCATTTTCATTTGACTAGGCGTTGCATTTTGCATTTCATCAGCTATAATCCAGGCATCCTTGAATGTACGTCCTCTCATAAAAGCCAATGGCGATATTTCAATAGTTTGTTCTTCTAGCATACGTGCTATTTCTTTTGTGGTATAGAATTCACGAAGTACATCAAACAAAGGTCTTGTCCACGGCTCCATTTTACTGTTCAAGTCACCGGGCAAAAATCCATGCTTTTCATCATCAACACCTACTGCTGGACGAGTCAATACAATACGTTCACACGCACCATCTTTAAATGCTTTTATAGCCGCTAACATTGCAAGATAAGTCTTACCCGTGCCTGCAGGTCCGGTTGCCACAGTGATACTCGTGTGTGGATCTAATAGGTTTAAGATAAGTTGTTCTTGATTACGCGACTTCGGAAGAAGTTCTATGTGCTTGCGTTTTAGTGCTTGGTTGAAGTTTATTGTGTTGTCTTGTTGAAGTTGTCTTTGATATTTTGCTTTTCGTTTAGCTCGAGACATTGTATCTCCTAAAGGTTGAGGTTATTCGCTACCCACAATAATATTTACAGTATAAAAAAATAAGAAATACTGTATGTGAAATCACAATACTATTCGCTAAATATATTAGCGGCCACAATTCAGTATTGGACTAAATACTGTTAACGTAAGAACAAAAGGCCTCAAATGTCTCTAGATGATTCAGAATTTTTTAAGGATGGTTCCGACTATTGGATGGTTGCAGACAATATCAAAGGCATCTACATGAGTGATGGTAGCATGCGTGTATTGGTTGACTTTGAACGTGTGCTCAATGAACTTGATATATTTGCATTTCGCAACTGGGAACTTGGTGAACTAGTAGCGGGTCCTGAACAAGGCCCGTACAAGACAAGTTGTACTTTTTTATGGCCAGAAAAACTTATGCCAGACCCAAGAGGAGCAATACGTTTATTGCCTTTTGACTGTGAAGTCAAATGGAAAAAAACCAAAATGAAAGTGCCAATTAAGGTCAAATCACCAAGTGATTTTAAAGCAGGTACTAAGGTTGCACGTCTAATTGAAAAGCCAGTTTGGTTGGTTGAAATCATTATGCCAAAAAGTCTCATGGCAGACATAAGAACTGGTAGCATAGAACTAGAAGATGAAACAGTTGATCTGCAGGATCTTGATGATGCATACAATGCAGACTTAGATCAACAACAGGTTATGGATGCAGATGCACAACAAGAAATGGATACAAACATCGATGTCCAAGTTTAATTTAACAGAGGGTTTAGGTTATAAAGACCTAGCAGGTATGATGAAAAGCACCATCTACATTGATGACTTTTCATCTAAAATGGGCGATGACGATGAGATAGTTGTTGCTAGTTTTTATGTACGTGATAGACAAGCCGCAGTAGACTTGATCAACTGGTTTGAAAAAGGCTACGACTTTGTATTGGATGCTGACATGAGCCCAGGTGAAGTAAAGCCAAATAGATTTCTCGTATATATTGAACTTAAACGTAGAAACTATACTGCTGACAACTTAGCCGCACTGTTAGATGATTTCAACACACTTACAGAGTATGAAGGTGATGGATGGACCATGGGCTACAGAGGCAAAGAAATGCCTTTTACTGTGGAACAGTTCAACATGCTAGTTCCTACTTCCCCAAAAACCTACCGAGAACGTGAGCAGTTTGAACTCAATGAGATGAGAACTGCAGCCGGTATTGCTCCTAAAACTATATATAACAAAGGCAAACGTGCCAAAGATATAGAAAATTTATTAGCAAACGCAGGTAGATAATGCCTTATGAAAAAGTACTGGCTTTTGGTGACAGCTTCACTCGTGGTGACGAACTGGCTGATTGCTCAACATCGTGTACTATAGCATCACATCATACTCACAGTCTAAGCACCTGGCCTGCCTTGGTTGCAAAAACACTTGGCATCGAATATGACTCCATGACAATAGGCGGACGTGGCAATCATTGGATAAGCATGTGTGTATGTAAGTATCTTGAGAAATATAGAGATGCATTGTTTATTATAAATTGGAGTTGGTTTGAACGTTTTGATTATATTGATATAGAAACCAGTTGGTGGGCAGTTACTCATCCACGCCACGAAGATAAACTTAACCATTATTTTTACAAACACATAGACAGTGATAAATGGAATCTACATCGTAATCTACAACAAATACATAGTACAATTTGCCTACTGGAACAAAACAATATTGACTTTATAATGACTTGTATGGACCCGATGTTGTATTCAAAAGAAAAATTTGTTACACCTTTACAGAAACAAGTGAACCATTATATTGTAAATTTTTACGGATATACATTTTTAGAATGGGCAAAACATAAAAAATTTCCTATTGGACCAGGCGGACATCCACTTGAAAAAGCACATCTAGAGGCCGCAAAGTACATAAATACCCATGTAATAGAAGGAAAAAACTATGGACATAGACAAACTTAGAGAAGAGATAGCATATGACGAAGGCTCAGTTAATGAAATATACCTCGACCATCTCGGGCTGCCTACTTTTGGTATTGGTCATTTGGTTATTGATAGTGATCCAGAACATGGACAACCGGTTGGAACACCTGTCTCAGAAGATAGATGCAATGAAGCCTTTGACAACGACGTCCAAACAGTCATCTCAGACTGCAACATCTTATATCCTGACTTTGATGAACTCCCAGAAGAAGTCCAAAGAATAATTGCAAACATGATGTTCAACATGGGTCGTCCAAGACTTTCAAAGTTCAAAGGCATGAAACGTGGAGTTGATGCTAGAGATTGGAATGCAGCCGCTGACGAAATGGTTGATTCAAATTGGTATAGACAAGTAACCAAACGTGCAGATAGGTTAGTCGCAAGAATGCGAGCAGTTGAGATAGATGGTTAAAGTCTATGCTCTTGTTGTTGTAGTAGCATTACTGGGTGGTGTAGGTTATGCCGCCAAGTCTTACTACACAAGCACACAACAAAAAATACAAACTCTATCAGAAAACAATGCTAAACTAGAAGTAGCAATTGAACAAAGCGAAAAAAGTGTAAACTTACTAAAGGATGAAGCTGCAAAGAATGCAGAGCTTAGTAAAAATTTACAGGAAAAATTACAAAAAGCAGAAGCATATGGAGACAATCTAAGAAATAGATTAAGAAAACTTGATCTACTAGCAGATGCTATCTCTAATGCAGAAAATTTAGAAGGACGTATGAATGGTGCAACAGCTAAACTATGGCGTGAGCTCATGGCGGAAACTGGCAACAACACTGGCAGTACTAGTGATCTTCCTTTCTGGTTGCAGCCGAATAATGCCGGAACCGGAAGTCAAGGTGGTGACAAAAGTACAAAAAGTGACAGTACCGATAGTGGCAAGACCAAAGCCGATTAATCTTACTGACACACAAGTATATGTTGTTAACAAAAACAATCTAGAAGCGTTTATTGCTGAGTTCACAGAGCAAAATGGTGAATTAGCATTTGTTGCAATGAGCATTGATACATACGAAAATCTAGCACTTAATATCAGTGAACTAAGACGTTTCATAAATCAACAAAATGAGGTTATTGTTTACTACGAAAAAGCAATGACCAAAGAGCTTGACAAAAGCAAAGAATAGTAATACAATATACTATGAATCCTTATACCATATTGGGCGTTGCAAAAGGTGCAACTGCTGATACAATCAAGCGAGCTTATAAAGAAAAAGCCAAAGAGCATCATCCTGACCGAGGAGGAGATGCCAGCAAATTTGCAGAAATAAGCAATGCGTATGATATACTCAAAGACCCTAATAAACGTGCATACTATGATCAAACTGGTAGCTCTGATCCACAAAAACAAGGATTTGGATTTTCTCAAACACAAGGTCAACCCTTTGACTTTGATACTATATTCAATATTTTTGGACAACGTATGCATCCTAATCGACCACCGCGTCCAAGAGATGCAAGAATAACAATGGCAATTGATTTAGAAGATGCAGTGAAAGGTGGAAAAAGAACTCTTGCACTACAAATGCAGACTGGACAAAATACCATCGAAGTAGATGTTCCTCCAGGAGTTGTTGATGGCGAAAACATACGTTATCCAAAACTTGGACCAGGTGGTTTAGATTTGGTTATACACTATCGTTTGAAGCCACATCCACGTTGGCAACGTCATGGCAACGATATGCATAGTGAACAAGACGTAAACCTGTGGACACTTGTAGTTGGAGGCAATATCAAAATTACAGATATTATAGGACGCAGTTTTAACTTAAATATCCCACCTAGAACCAATCCAGGTAGTGTCATGCGTCTTGCATCCTGTGGTGTAAAGAGAATTGGTCACAATCCTGGAGATATATTTGTAAAAATAAACACAAAGATTCCTGTATCGATTCCTGATGAAATAATTCGTGCTATCAAGAAACACAGTCAATAAATATAAACACAAAGGAGAATTATGCAACACAGTCCTGAAATAGAACAAATACTTGCAACTGCTCATAAACTTGCGAAAGACAAGAAACACGATTATGTGACAATCGAACACCTTACATTAGCAATGGTGCAGTATCCAAAATTCAAAAGATGCATTGAGTCTTTTGGTTCCAGTTCTGATGCTATTGTGTCAGATTTACAATTATATATTGATTCACAAACCATGCTGGTCAGCAATCCAGTTAAAGGAGACCCAAAAAAGACAAATGCACTTGAAAGAGTTTTCAACAGAGCATTAACACAGGTTATGTTTGGTGGTAGACGAAGTATGGAAACCATTGATCTGTGGTTAGCAATCATGGCTGAAACCAACAGTCATGCGGCCTACTATATGCTGAAACATGGACTTGTCAAACAAGAATTTGTAATGCACTGGCAACAAACATATAATGGTAAATCCAAAGACGGAATTGACATCTCAACCGCAAATGAAATACTCGAAGAGCACTGCATAAATGTGAGCAAACTTGCCAAAGACGATAAACTTGAACCAGTTATTGGTCGAGAAACAGAACTCGAAGAAATAGTTACAGTATTAGCTAAACGTTTTAAAAGTAATGTATTAATGGTAGGAGATCCAGGTGTTGGAAAAACTGCTATTGCAGAAGGCTTGGCAACTAGAATAAAAGACAATAAAATACCAAAGTTCCTTAAAAACTTTGAGGTGTGGGGTTTGGAAATAGGCAGTCTACTTGCTGGCTCTAAGTACCGTGGCGAATTTGAAGAAAAACTCAAAGATATTATTTCAGCTTTAGAATCAAAAAAGAACTGTATACTTTTTATAGACGAAGCACATACCATGAAAGGTGCTGGTTCAACAGGTGGAAGCAGTTTGGATTTTTCCAACATGATCAAACCTGCAATTACCAAAGGCAATCTCAAAGTTATTGCAAGTACAACCTGGGAAGAATTTTACGAGAGTTTTGAAAAAGATCGTGCATTGATGAGGCGCTTTTACAAAGTCAGCATAGATGAACCTGACAAAGAAACCACCGTAAAGATATTAGAAGGATTGCGTCCTAGATTAGAAAAGTTTCACAATGTCGCAATAGACAAAGGCGCCATTGAAAAAGCAGTTGAATTAGCAACTAGATACATGCACGACAAAAAAAATCCAGACAAGAGCATAGACCTAGTAGATGGAGCATGTGCAACTGAACGTGTTAAAGATCAAGAAGGTTTGGTAATTACAGAAGATTTAATTGACAAACAGGTTTCAAGAATTGCAAACATTCCAGAAACAAAAGTGGCGAGCGATGCTAGTGAAAAAGTACAAAATCTAGATAACAACATCAAAGAAAAACTTTTTGGACAAGATCATGTAGTAGACGAAGTGCTAGAAAGGCTCTATGTAAACTATGCAGGTATAAGCACGCCAAATCGTCCAATGGGAGCATTTTTATTTCTTGGTCCTACTGGTACAGGTAAAACTGAATTTGCTAAACTGTTGAGCAACAATTTAGAAATGCATCTGTTGCGTTATGACATGAGCGAATATCAAGACAAACACACAGTTAGCAGCTTGCTTGGCGCACCTCCAGGTTTTGTCGGCTATGATGATAGCACACTCAGCGGTGGTAAACTAATTTCAGATGTTAGTAAAAATCCCTACAGTGTCCTGCTGTTTGATGAAATTGAAAAAGCCCATCCAGATGTAGCAAACATATTTCTACAAATGATGGACGAAGGTAAGATCACAGGATCAAATGGCAAAACTGTTGATGTAAAAAACTGTATTATTATACTAACATCAAATCTTGGTGCTAGAGACAACGAAAACAACAATATTGGATTTGGTCAAGAACTTGTACGTACTGGCAGTGAAGACAAAGCAGTAAAAGATTTTTTCAAGCCAGAACTACGCAACAGATTAGATCTGATAGTCAAGTTCAAAACACTAGAACCATTTGCAATCAAAAAAATTGTTGCAAAGTTTATCAACGAACTCAGAGCAAACCTAAAACAAAAAAATATTAATATTATTGTAACAGAAGCAATGGTAGAATATCTTGTTGACGTTGGATATGATCCTAAAATGGGTGCAAGACCATTGGGCAGAAAGATTGACGAAATTATCAAAGTGCCGTTAAGTAAAAAGATACTTTTTGAAAAACTGGAAAATGTTCATGTAACTGCTGATGTATGGTTCAAAGGCAAACGTCCAAGAATAACACTTGATGTTAAACCTAAAGGCTCACCCAGTGATGCTTACATAGACACAAATGGTATTGTAACTGTCAATGAAACACAAGAATAGGAATGGATAAATAACAGCATGGCAAAGATAAATTCAACATCAATAGCAATCACAGTAAGCGAACTGGTTAAAGACGATTCTCCTAGTAGAGAATTACTAAGTCAAGATGTAATTTCACAACTAGAGCAAGTAATTACACAACTTGCCAGTGAAGGTGCTCCTGGGCCTGTTCTAGTAGAAGTATTAAAAGCAGAGTAAAAATGAAATCTAGCAGCCTTGAACTTATAGCACAAACCACACATGAGCTAGGCACACCTGCAACCATTTTAGGAACTAGACAAAAAGGTGTAGGCTACTATGGCGGACAAGGCAACAGTCAACAGATTAGATTTCAATGCAATGACTTTCCTGGAACAGTTATAGTTCAAGCCAGCCTTGATACTGATCCAAAGACATCTGATCCAACAGGCGAGATTCCATACGCACAAGCCACAGATTGGTTTGATGCATATACTTTTCCAAATGATAGTGCAGATGGTTCTAGTTTAATTACAACTGACCAAAGCATTACTCTATATGGAAAATTTACATGGGTTAGAGCAGTTGTAACTGATTTTACTGATGGCGAAATTGGCCCAATAACAATGAGCTACTAGGAAAAAAGATGGCATTAAAAAAATTAGTTATTATACCAGGAGGATTTCATCCGTTCCATGCAGGACATAAGGCATTGTATGATGCGGCTGTTGCACAGTTTCCTAAGGCTGATGTGTTTATTGCCGCCACAGATGACAAAAGCTCAAGACCATTTCCGTTCAAACTAAAGAAAACACTTGCTGGGATAGCAGGTATTCCTGCACATAGATTTGTGCAAGTTAAATCACCTTTCCAGCCACGAGAGATCACAGATTTGTATGATCCAGAAACAACGCAATTAATATTCATACGTAGTGACAAGGACAGTGGTGTGGCACCCTTACCAGGTGGCTTTAAAAAAGACGGTAGTGCAAGTTACTTACAACCATTAAAACGAAACAAGCCAGAAAACATGAAACAACATGGGTTCATGACCTACTTACCTACAGTGCAGTTTGGACCAGGCATGACCAGTGCTACTGAAATACGTGGCAAATGGCCAACCATGAGCGACGATGAAAAAGAAGATCTCATTGTTAATCTATACCCAATGAATTCAAAGCCAATGATCAACAAGGCTATTGAAATATTCAACACTGTGCTAGGCAACAAACAACCAGTTTCAATACCAATGGGATCAATTGAAGAAGATAAAAAGTGCGGTCTGGGAGAATACTACTGTAGACAGAGTCAAAAGTGTAAGCCAATTCCAAAAGGCTATCATGTAATGCCTGACGGTGAACTAATGAAAGATTCAGAGCATAAAGTAAAAGAAACACGTATAATACAAAAAGACAATGAAGTAAGCATACTACCAGCAGGTGGTATGGGATCACACAGTGAACAATCAATTAAAAGCAACCTGGCGGACAAATTGCGTACACTTTCAGACATGCTGGAAGATGAGAACTATGATAACCTTGAATATGTAATTTACAAATCAGGTGCTATGGAATCACTGGTATCAGCACTTAGACAATATCAAAGTTTTAAAAACAAACGTGGTAACCGTCCAATTAAAAAAGAAGTTGAAATTGACATAAGCAATGAAGATTACTTGCCAGAAGATGAACTCAGCAACGATATCAAATAAATTACCACCACTAGCACTAAATCATTAAATACCTATATAACTATTACCTATGAGGGACCAATGGCTGAGGAAATGAAAACCACTGACGAAATTGTTACAGAAAACACACAAGTGGATGTTGCTGATCCAAACAAAGTACAGGTTGATATTGAAAAACTTAAAAAAACAAAAGTACATATATGTATGCCTTGTTATGGAGGTATGTTAACAGAATCAACTTTTATGAGTTTTATACGTTGGTCAAATACTGCTAGACAGTTAGGCATTGACTATACTGTAGAAACACTCACAAACGAAAGTTTAATATCACGTGCAAGAAATACCATGGTTGCAAAGTTTTTAAGCAATCCAGAAAGCACACACCTAATGTTTATTGATAGCGATATCGGTTGGGAACCGTGGCATCTGTTACTGCTATTACATCATGACAAAGATGTGATTGGTGGTATGTATCCTCTAAAAGGTTTGCCAGTTAAATGGTGCGTGAACGGCATTGAAGGTGGTGCTACTGAAGATTTAGGTAGGCTACAAGAAGTTAGCAAAACTGGTACAGGTTTTATGTTGATCAAAAGACATGTGTTTGCAAAATTAGTTGATCATCCTGCAACTATTCCTTTTACCAATGACATAGGATTAGACCCTGCACTTAACAAAGACATGCGTACATTCTTTGACACAGATGTTAGAGAAGGTCGTTACTATTCAGAAGATTGGACCTTTTGTGAAAACTGGAGAGATCTAGGTGGACAAGTTTGGATTGACAAACGTGTGTTACTGAAACATACTGGTACCTACACATACGATCATGTTGGTCAAGATGCTACTTACAAAGCCTTGCATGCCGAACTCAAAGATCGTGCACCATTGGTTATAGATCCTGATCAAGGAAAAATTGAAGCAGGAATTCCAAAACAACAAGCAGAACTTCCTCCAGAAAGACGCAGTGCAAAAGTGCTTGCCAAAACCACTAGCAAACGCAAGAAAAAGAAAGCAAGTTAACTTGCGATAAATACGTTGTTATGAAAGCAACCTGGTTTGAAAATCGAGAATTAATCACACTGTACACAGATCCTGCGTACTTTGGTGCAGATGTACCTGACAGTTATCAGCAACGTCCTAGCAAACCTGTGCCAGTGAAGAGTCTGTTTGGCTATGAACCGTCTAGTAAGATGGATGACATACATCACAAAAATTCTGTGCTAAAAATGGCACTCAAGATGAAAACTGGCACTTGGGGAGGAAAGCCAATTGTGGTACGCAAAGATCCAAAAGGCTATCAAGTCTTAGACGGACATCATAGAATGCATGCGGCTCGTAAAGCAGGCTTAGAAACCTTACCAGCAGTTATAGTTGGAGCAGAAGATATTGAATATTCAGACGAAGTAAAAGAGCAAGTTGAAGAAGGTTGGAGTCAAAAATACAAGGACAGTATTGACTGTTCAAATCCAAAAGGCTTTTCACAAAAAGCTCACTGTGCAGGCAAGAAGAAAAAAGTAAACGAAGCATCTGGTTACATTCCAACTGCCGCACAAGCAAACGATCCAAGATTCAAAACTGCACTCACTGTGGATGTACGTCCAGGTGAGGACCAACGCAACATAGAAAAACTTGGCTTGAATCTCAATATGGATCTGGTGAACAAAACCAAGCCAGGTAAAAAACGTAAGAAAAAAACATTAGCCGAAAGCCTAATGGAACGTTATCAAGCAATCAAAGAAGAAGACTTACTTGAAGTAGATATGTCAAGCAGTGCATTACGCAGTTGGGCAAAAAGTGAACTAGCTCAAGGTGTGCGTGCAGGATTTGAATTAGAACTTATATTTGTAGACACACAACGTGAAACAGATGAATATGGTGATGAAGCAGACATGGACTATGATGAGCCAATTGGCACGTTGGATGATATTAGTACGTTTTATGGCTACGAAGATGCATGGCTTAATCTACAACCAATTGAAGCTGAACGATTTCGTGAGGTAGTCATCGACGACCTTATGGAATACGAATCAATGCTCGTAGCAGAAAAAATGATGGACGAAGAATACACCTTGGTACGAGATAAGTTAAAAGGCGATGAAAACTTTGAATCAATGGACGAAGATGAACAAGAAGACTTCTTGAACCAGGAAGTTGAAGAGCAAGGCAACATCTGGACAGAAGTCCAAGAAGAAGTACAAGAAGAAATACATGGTAGTGTAACATGGAATCAGTTTTGGGAACACGAAGGCATTGAAGCCATGAGTGATCTGCTCAACAAGTACGACCTAGTGTGGCCATACTTTACCGAAGGCGGTGGTGGAATATCAATAGACTCCTGGGCTCAGGACATAAGTGAGATAACCGGCAAAGGCACAAACGTTAGTGATCAGTACCATGGCAGTGATAAAGAAGAAGGCAAGTATACTCTTGAACCAGACAGCAGTTTGACTGCTGACGAAGGGCCTGATGCTGGTTGGGAACTGGTATCACCGGTAATGCCTCTTGATGAAGCACTTGATCAACTGGAAAAACTATTTGCTTATATTGAAGATAAAGATGGAGACATCTATACAAATCAAAGCACTGGCCTACACATGAATATAAGTGTACCACAGGGCAACGACATTGACTATACAAAACTTGTGCTATTCTCAGGTGACAAGTACATTCTTGGCAAGTACGGGCGTCTCAGTAACAACTATGCAGCCAGTGCATTAGGACAGTTGGAAGCTCGTGCAGCTCAGTTACCACCTGAAAAAGCCGCACAAGCAATGCAGAAAATGAAAGACAACTTGGAAGATGCAGCTGAAGAATATGTGCGTGCTGGTACTGGACAAGCAAAATACACCAGTATACATATCAAGGACGGTTACATTGAGTTTAGAGGACCAGGCGGACAGTACACTGCTCAAGAAGTAGATGAAGTAATGGATACTATGTTGAGATTTGCAAGAGCAATGACCATAGCCGCTGATCCACAAGCATACAGACAAGAGTATCAAAAGAAACTGTACAAAACACTGAGCAAAAGCGAAAGCAGTGCTCGCACAATTGACAGTCTGTTTGCTGACTTTCAATCAGGTGATATCAACAAAGAAGTATTTAAAAAGCGTTGGGCCAATCTTGTTGTACAACAAAAACAGAATCAAGCAATACTAAACAAACTTGATGGCCGGCCGGATGATAAACGTTTGGCAAAAGCAAAGCAGTTGCAAAAGGATCTTGGTGGCCCAGTAAAGCCGTGGAAGTATACTATGCAGTACACTACAGCAGATGGTACAGAAAAAACAATGGAACGTAAGGTAAACGCATCCAGTGCTCAAACTGCCACGCAGGCAGCAATACAAGATGCCTTAAACGTGTTTGAGCATCCACAGAAGAAAACTGATACACCAGATTTCAACACACTAAAAGTAGAGATTGATCTTCCTGAACCAGACAAGGCAGACTTAAAAAAGTTTTCATATAGAATACCTTACACCGGGGATAGTAGATATCAAACCTATGATGGAACAATAAAAGCCGCCAATAGAGATGAAGCAAGAGATGAGATAATGAAACAGGCACAGTATTTTTTCCAGATTAACAGTCAATTTACACCTGATTACACTGCAACAGAGATAGCGGTTCTATAATGGAAAAACAATTTGTTAAAATGGAACTAGATGTTTTTGCTAAATGGCAAAACAAACCACCGATGTATAGAATCTACGTCAACGATGAACTGTTCAATGAACGCAACTACACTTGGTATCCGATCGAATACGTGACAGAAATACTGCAAATTTCAGCAGAACCAGGTGAATACACTGTACGCATTGAAAATCATGGTGGTGAATTTAAAACAAGAAAACTAAGATGTAGTTACGGATCAGCTGAGATCGTTGATAATTCAACCTTTCGTATAGTAAAAGAAAATGCGAGCCTTTGAAATAGTAGAAAACTTTGCAGATGGCAAAGTAAAGGGGAAAAGCCGACCAGGTAGAGTAAAACGTGCAGGTGCTAGTTGCAAAGGAAGTGTAACTGACTTGCGTGCAAAAGCAAAGAAAGCATCTGGTGAACGTGCAAAGATGTATCACTGGTGTGCAAACATGAAGTCGGGTAAGAAGAAAAAATGAAAGCAGAAGAAATCTTAAAAGAAGGATTAATGTACAAAGGCTATCCTTGTACCAAAGACTGCTCAGGACATATGGCTGGCTATGCTTGGGCCAAGGCTCGTAATATTGTTAATCCACAAGATCTTCCTACAGACACTAACAACAGTTTCTATGAAGGCATGCTTAGTTTTACAGAGGGCAAGTAAATGAAAATCAAAGACATCATACAAGAAAATGCTGACGCATCAACAACCAGTGCAAGTAACGTTGCAGTTGTGCAATCCAATCTATTTGCTCAACCCATAAAACGTGTAGGACCACGTGCTTATGGTAACACACCTAATCCAACAAAGTACAAACCAAAAAAATCTTAGCAATGTTTGTTAAACTTTCCAAAGTACAAATTGCAGAACTGAACGAAAATTCTATTTGGATAATCATGGATCCTTGGGAAAACCAAGAAGAATTATTTCCATTTTGGGTGCCAGAAAACCTTGGACCTGGAGAACTAAATTCTTGGAACAGTGTCTACATGAGAAAGATAATCGAGTATCTCCCAAACATGAAATATCCTCTGGTGGTTACAACCGAGATTGACAAATCACCAGACGTATTACAAAATCTACCCTACGTTCAGCATTATCCAAACAAAGCTGGACCTTTTGTAGTTGAAAAGTACCTTAAACATTACAACCTTACAAATATTATCTACTGTGGTTTTCATGAACAAGAGTGCATAATCAATCGCCGCACAGGATATAAAAACATGAGCAGTCTCGGTATTGAATGTTATATTTGCAAAGACTTGACATGTGCATATCCTGTAGAAGGTTGGGCAAAAGTTGTTAACAGTCAGAGACTAAGCCCTAACTATCGATATTTCAATCTCATTTAACAACCCCTTATTGTTTCTTTCAGATAAATACTCTTAATAAAGGAATTAAAAATGTTATCTGACGATTTAAAGACACTGTTGGCAAGCACCTATGCTTTCGCAATAAAAGCTCAATACTTTCATTGGAATGTTGAAGGATCAAACTTTGCACAGTATCACGAATTTTTTGCTAATCTATATGAAGAATTAAATGAAAATGCCATTGATCAGATCGCAGAATATATCAGAACATTAGATACTTACACTCCAGGATCGTTTGAAAGATTCTCTGAACTAAGTGTAATACAAGGACAGACAAAAGTGCCAAGAGCATCAATCATGATGCAAGAACTACTTGATGATAATCGTGCGTTAGAAAGCATACTAGAACAATCGTTTCAATCTGCAGGTGCAGAAAAGAATAGAGGAATAGAAAATTTTATTGCTGAGCGATTAGACGCTCATGCTAAACATGGATGGATGTTAAAAAGTTTTTTAAAAGAGAGTAGAGAGTAATGGACGATAACAGTTTTGCAAACCTAGTAAGTAAACTTAATCAAATTGATGAAGCCAGAAAGCCTCATGAGCGTCAATTTAAATCAAAGGTCAATCATATCAAAGAAGGTATGAAGGCCAATGATATGACCAGCATTCTAGAAAACCTATACCGTGACATTCCATTTGAAAGTGCTAAGACTGTCAGCACTAAAGAATTTGAAAAAGGCTATAAGCCAAAGCAACTTCCGGCTGATTACAAGATGCCAGAAGTAAGTCCAGTTGTAGGAAGCAACAAAGAGAAAAACCCGACTAAAGGATATCTTGTTGGTGAAGACGCAGAAACAATTGATATTTCTGCCTATGCAAACGATGCAGAAGAAGTAGATATCAAGGACAAAGGTGAGTATGACGAAGAAGG